CATACTGGTACGCAAAAAACCAAAAAGGACTTTAACAATCTATGAAAACGATTTTAAGGCTCGCCTTAGTACTAGGTTTATTCATGGTACTTAACGGAGAGCCACCAAGACAGGTAACGGCAGAAGTTCAACCTGTAGATGTTATCAAGGCAGAAGCCCCAAAGGTAGTAGACACTACGAGTGTTACACCGACACCTACGCCCGAACCACCGCAACCTGTTAAGTTGCCAACAACTAAAGAAGAAATCATGCAATCAGCAGGTATCCCACGATCAGACTGGAAAGCCGTAGATTACATAGTTTCTAAAGAGTCTAGTTGGCGACACACAGCAGTTAATAAAACCAGTGGAGCTTTTGGTTTATGCCAAAGTTTACCAGCATCAAAAATGGCTACGGCAGGTGGGGATTATAGAACAAACCCCGTGACACAACTTAAATGGTGTCATTCATACGCTATAAGCCGATACGGTGGTTGGTGGCAAGCATACAACTTCTGGCAACGAAACCACTGGTGGTAACAGAGCATTGCGCTCTGTTTGGGGGGTAACATGGTGCGATTGTTTGCACCCCCCGATTAGAGCGTAAGAATAAGGAGGAATTATGACTTACATGGATATTAAACCAGCAGCAACAACAGAACTAGAACAGTACATAGACTGGACGAACTACCTAACAGCAAGACTTGTATCAAGCGTTGGTAAAAAGATAGAGATTACACCAGAAATCGGAGAACTACGCATACAGTGGTACACCGAACTGGCGCAAGCAGAGGGGTGTGGTGAAATCGTCACAGTAGAACGCTGGAACGGTTACGGCTGGGAACAACACGGTTTAGATGCACACATGACCGTAGAAGATTTAGATAACTTGAATGAGACGTTAGGAGGCGAATTATGAGCTTACAATATTGCGAAATATGCGACCTCAGTATAGACACCGACTTTCACGCAGAACATTTTGAAGATTTACACGAGGAGGACTAGATGAATATTTACGAGAAACTAGAGGTACTACAGCATGAGTTCAAAGCACCTAAGAGTGAATACAACAATCATGGCGGTTTTAAGTACCGAACGCTAGAAAAGATGCTAGAGGCACTAAAGCCAATGCTTAAAAAGCATAAAGTGGTGCTGATTTTCAAAGACACACTAGAGAATTGTGCTGATACACCGCACATTGTTGCACAGGCAACTCTAATCAATCTCGAAGCACCCGATGAGCAAATAGCTGTTACAGCAATGGCACAAGAAGCAGCCATACAAAAAGGTATGCAAGCAGCTCAAATATCTGGCTCAACTTCAAGCTACGCACGAAAGTACGCACTAGCGGCACTATTACTGGTAGATGAATCAGAGGAGGTAGACAGCAAGCAAGGCGACCAAACGGACTGGGAGGCTGAAATAAAAGCCTCTAAGAACGTAAAGCAACTAATGAGTATTTTTAACAGAATGGATGCAACCACCAAAAAAGAGTACACCGAAGCTCTGTCTGTTAAGAAAAAGGAGTTGTTAGATGAACAACCAACGAACGAGTGATTGGATAGCAATTCGTTGGGGCAAGGTGACTGGCTCAAGATTCCACGACATCATAGCCAAGACGAAATCAGGTTACGCAGCAAGCCGTAAGAACTACATGGCGGAATTAGTTGTAGAGCGACTAACACCACCACCAACTGAAGATAACGGCTATAAGAACCCTGCGATGCAACACGGAATCGACAATGAGCCAGTAGCACGTTTAGCTTACGAACTCGAAACAGGTAACACAGTAGATGAAGCCTTTTTTGAGCAGTACAACGACAATGTAGGTGCAAGCCCCGATGGATACGTTGGAGACAAAGGACTCATCGAGATTAAATGCCCCAACACTGCTACCCACATAGAAACCTTGAAAACGCAAAAAGTACCTACACAGTACTTTACACAGATGCAAGGTCAAATGTTGTGTACGGGTAGAGACTGGTGTGACTTTGTAAGTTACGACCCACGGCTACCAGAAAACGCACAGCTATTTATTAAACGAGTTGAAAGAGACGAGAAGTTTATAGCCGACCTAATAGACGAGCTAGACGACTTTTTAGACGAACTAGAAAAACAAGTTGAGTTCATAAAGGAGTATAAAAATGGGTAAAGTACAAAAACGTTCGGATTACCCCGAACAAAAGACCGAGAAGAAACCGAATAAAGTCAAAGCAAAGGTTACTGAAACAGTAACAACTACCGCAACTATCGTAAAGAACGCAGAACAGCTAGTAGTCGCATCAGCACTTTTGATAACAACTTTAGCAGCTTACAACTACCTAAAAGTCATAACCAATGATGTGTATTACTACGCAACACTGGCATCAGTAATTATTGTTGGCTTAATAGCATTTTGGCAGTTTGTAACATTCTTAAAAAGGAAATAAGTATGGAATATGACGACAAAAACACGTTTATTCTTTTCTACGAAACGGACAAGAAAACCGACAAGTCACCAGACCTATCTGGAAAACTTACGGATGAACACGGTAAAGAGTGGCGTATCGCTGCTTGGCATCGCAGTTCAAAGAACGGTAAAGAGTTCTTATCGGGAAAAGTAGACGAGTTTAAACCTAAAGAACCAACAGGCGGTAGTTGGGAACAACAACGTCAAAAGTTCGCTGCAAAGAAAGACGTAGCACCAACAGACGTTGAAGATGAAGTAGATCTATCGGAGATACCTTTCTGATGGAACTTGAAAAAGCACTATCAATAATGTTTCAAGCACAAGATAGTTTTGCTACTAAGCGTGGTGTTAGCGACCCTGATTACATTTCACAGCAAATGCAGGTACTTGCTAATGCCACCGCTATAGTTGAACGACAACTAGCACAGTTTGAACGTGACTACGAAATACATCTAGGTAGAAAACTAGGTGAGTACATTACAGGAGGGTCATCTGCCTCTGCCGCAGAAACTAGAGTTAGAACCGAACTAGCCAAAGAAAAAGGCGAAGTGAAGTACCTAGCACGAATAGTTAAATCTGCTTGGAGTCAGGTAGGTGTGGCTCAATCACGCCACAATCATTTAACAAAAGAGTTTAGGATGGGGAGTATAACAACATGACACAAACTAGCCTTGAGGCTTATTTCACAGATGTTAAACCAAAACTAAATCAGAAACAACACGAAGTCTATCGAGCCATAGAAGAACACGGTCCGATTACTAACAAGCAACTAGCTCAAGTAATGAACCGACCAGTAAACACAATCACACCACGAGTTTTAGAGCTACGAGAGAAAAAGCACATTGTGAGTTGTTTTATAGCAGAAGATGGTGGACGTAAAGCTCATTACTGGGGTACACCAGCTCAGAAGATTACAGAAGTAGTCTGGGAGAACGATTAGTGAGTAAAGAACTAACCAAACTCAAAAAGAAAGCAGACACAATCTTTTCAAAGTACGTTCGATACCGTGACGGCAAGGTGATAAATGGTGAGTGGTACACAGAATGTATTACATGCCAAGAGTGGAAACCGTTAAAGCAAATGCAGAACGGACACTTTGTATCTAGGGGTAAAAACATACTTAGATATGACGACTTGAACTGTAACGGGCAATGTTACACCTGTAACGTAATTAAGCATGGCGACCTATACGAGTACGCCAAACAACTTGATTTGAAATACGGTGACGGTACAGCAGAGAGATTACACTCAATGCGTACACAGACTAAGAAGCTAACGATAGCAGAACTAGAACAAATTATTGAAGACGCAAAAGCGTATGTAAAAGAACTGGAGGAATTGTGAGTGGAAGTAAAATTGGCGGCCTAACCGCAGCACAAAGAAACAAGGAACGATACGACAACGTATCACCATACAAAGAGTACGGTGGATTTTACCAGTACATCGGAGCTAAGGGTGGTAGAAAAGGTACAACAGGCGGATTCTACGCTAACCGTGAATTAGCTCGTGAAGCTGGTGCAAAAGGTGGACGTATAAGTAAACGTGGCCCATCTAAATGACACCAATACTAATCATCGCTTGCGCTATTACTTTAATCACTGGCGCAGCACTAATAGGAGCTGACTATGAGCAAGAGCGGTCACACACAAAAAAGCCTCGACCAACTAAGCGCAATACTCGACTTATTACAGGACGAATTAACACTAAGAGACTTAATGCCTTACGCAAACGAGCAGGAAAAGATAGGACTCTATCAACTAATAAAACTCGTAAGGTATCAAAGGAGAAAAATCAATGAGTAACCGCAGTTTAGTAAGCATCTGGCTTTTATTCGCAATTACCATCTTCTGCACAGGCTATCTACTGACACACATCATTGTCACTAGAGCTATGGCAGACTTTAAAGTAACAGAAACAAGCTACACAACTTTAGAAGTAAAAGACAACTTTGGAACGCAGACTGACAACCAATACAAGGTTCAGCCAGCGAAGAACGTACAAGAACAATAGAATCTTGGTGCTTGCTACTCGTTACCGAATGGCGACTGTTGTAACGCAAGTAAATGGTGAAGTAACAGCCAAGAACGCTAGGGAGTACTTACCTTGAGTATTCTCGGTAAGCCCCTAGCACCAGCCCAAACAGCCCAAATGTGGGCTGTAAAAGCTATAACAGCATACCGAGAGGAATAAATAAAGGAGTTATATATGAGCAAAACAGTAATTAACGAGTTAGAAGTAAACGGCGAAGTCTATGTGCTAAAAAGCGCCCAAGCTCCAGAACCAAAGAATAGTGATATTAAAATTGTAGTCTTGCAGCGTGGCTGGGTGATGATAGGCCGCTATTCTGTCGAGAACGATATTTGCACCCTTGAAAATGCCTACGTTATCCGCACTTGGGGTACTACGAAAGGTTTAGGCGAACTTGCGCTAGACGGTAAAAAACCCAACACTAAATTAGATAAAGCTGGCCATGTGGAGTTTCACATTTTGACGGTAGTTGCCACTATCAATTGTGACGATAAACTTTGGGATTCGGAGATTAACTAATATGTTTGCCGCAACAAAACAAGTTGCGAGCTTGGGCGATGATAGCCAAACAACCTACGGCTACGGCAACGGCAACGGCTACGGCAACGGCTACGGCTACGGCTACGGCAACGGCTACGGCTGGTAATAAACAGGTTGGTGCTATGGATAGCTAAGTGCAGCGAACCTCGCAAGGGCAAGCTAACAGCCAAGAACACGCAGAGGGTGAGCGACAGGACGCTCAGCAGACTGTAAATCTGCCGTCTTCGGACATACTAGGTTCAAGTCCTAGACCCTGCACCAATTAACAATAGAGAGTAGATTTTTAGCAGTAGACATAATCAGTTGTCGCCAAAAGATACGAATATAGCTGGCTCGTATATGAAACTACTGCTAAAGCCTCTGCTCTTTAAGAAAGGAACAGTATGAACAAGATAGAAGAATTACTCAAAACATTTTATTACCATGACCCAGACGAATTGGGCGAAGATGCTTTTAATAACCTAGGTGATGACGAAATAGCCGAAGCCAAACAAGCCATAAACGCCTATATATTAGGTGAGGTGATGGAGCTATTGAAGTTATTGTGTGAAGATGATATAATTAAAGTATGGAATTATATAGAGAAATACAAGGATACGAAGGATTATACGAAGTGAGTAACTATGGAAATGTCAGGTCATTATCACGCCAAACATTAGGGCGTTGGGGTAAGATGAAAACATCACCAGGTAGGGTTATGAAACCATCACTATCAAACGCTGGTTATGTTCGGGTAGGTCTATGTGTAAAAGGGGTTACTAAAAACCATTCTGTGCATAGGCTAGTTGCACAGGCATTTATACCAAACCCAAATAATAAAAGATGTGTAAACCATAAGAACAGCAACAGAGAAGACAATCAGGTAGAAAACTTGGAATGGGTGACATACAAAGAGAACATCAACCACGCTAAAGTTAATAATCGGCTTAGACCACCAACTGGTATTCGTAGCTACAATGGTAAAAAGACGCATTGTTTAGAAGGCCATCCGCTATCGGGCGATAACCTGTATGTACCAAAAAATGGCTACAGGAATTGTAAGACCTGTAAGGTAAAACGAACCAGACTAGCACGCCAAGAGTTACGCAACAAAGCAATTAAGAAATGGGGGAAGTTGTGAGCATAGATAAAGAACTGCAAGAATTGACTAACAAGTGGTACGCATACGTTTCATCAGACCACCACAAAGATAGAGATTGCCACTTCTACATAACACTTGACTATAAGTATGGTGAACTGCCCATTTTTGAAATAGACCACTACGGCTATGTCGGTGATGAGTTTCATGCCAAAGCACACACATTAGAAAAGGCAAAAGAGATACTGCTTGAACGCATTAAACGAATGGTTGCCTTGCAAGGAGAATGGGCTGACGAAGTACTGAATACAGACGGCTGGGATACATACCAAGTAAAGCAAGCGAAGCTGTATAAAGAGCTATTCAGTGAGGGAGGTATAGATAAATGACAGACGAACTAGACAAGCAGATAGAAGTAACCGAACAATCAATACTAGGTTCTGATTGGCAGAAGATGCGACCAACTGGAGTAATAGAAATAAGAACAAGCGATGGCAAGATTTTGTTTGATGGCACCTTAACAGCTGATGAAGTTAGTAGACTTACCAATGATTGTCTACAAGGCATAACAACTAAACTAACAATCACTATTGATGGGATGGAATAAGAATGACAGACGAATTAGACGAGATACTTAATATTCACACGATTGATGCTGGCAACAGGGTTCTGAAGCTGATTGATGTAAACGAAGCCAAGCAAGCCATACAAGCACTTATAGCCAAAGAAGTACTACGTGGAAAGCGAGAAGAAGTACTAGAAATTGTGTCGTGGGGAAGCAAGGGGCAAGATAGGGCAATCAAACGCCTAGCCGAACTTAACAAACAAATTGGAGATAGCGATGACAGATGAACTAGACAAAATAATAGACGATATATTGTCCGAGCTAGTATTTTGTGGCAGAGATAGCTTAGGAGTGACCGACGAAGCGGTACTTGCAAGAAAAGGAGTGAAAGCACTTATAGCCGACCAAATGATAGAATACCAAAGCCAACTATTAAAAGATTACAAAGATGACATAGCCAAAGAGTGTAACAAGGCAAGGATAGAAGAAATGAAACTGGCAAAAGAATGGTGTAGTGGTGCTTATTTGTGTGATTACGTCAATATATTAGACCGCATCAAGGAACTATCAAACAAGGAGAACAAATGATATTACTAGCTATTTTAATTGTTCTGATTACGCAAATAGGGCAGGTACTACTAATTGTGGCTAACCAAGACACTAACCCTTTGGTATTTATCGTGCCATTAGATTTGCTTATGTTGGTAGGAATATTTTATATCGCAGAGAGGATTAAATAGATGGCTAAAGTAGATGAGATACTGCAAAAGTTATGTGACTATGTTTATAATGCTGGTGCATCTGCAAAACATAATGGTATCTTTGTTGGTGGTGAACCAAAAAAGGAAGCAAGCCAAGCCATTAAAGCCATTATATCTGACCAAGTAGCAAAGGCAAGGATAGACGAGCGTTCACAAGCACAACAGTATCTACACGGCTTGACTATCACACCAGAGAGCCAACATTTATTTGATGTACTAAGCCGTAATAACTATGACCGCATTAAAGAAATTAAACGGAGTAAAGAATAAATGAGTAAAACTAAGGATAGTCTTACTCACTAAAGACAAGGAACAAACCAATGAGTAAGGAGATAGGTGAAGATGACCCAATAACTGAATATACTGACGAGTGTTGTAATCAACTAAGAGTTGAAATAAGAAAAGAGCTTGGACTATGACCTGTGGGTTTTATTCAGTAAACAAAAAGCACCTACCAAACAACGATCAAGTATGTATCGTCTGCGGCACTGCCCTGTAGACAAACAGGGTAGAACTGTGGTATAATACAGACAGAACAATCGCACAACTCTTTGTCACGAAAGTGACCAATTTATTCATAGAGAAGAAGCCATCACTATCCCACAGGTGGTGACTTAGTTCTTTGCGTATGGTCGGTACTCCATATTTTCTTATCATTAGTTTTTGCTACTTATGTCAAAAAACAAACAATATTTCTGCCGACCATCTTCTGTGTGAATAAAAGGAGAAACGATGCCCGACCAGAAAAGCGTCAATAAGCCGAAACTAACACCCAAACAAGCAAAGTTTGTTAGGGGTATCGCACAGGGTAAGACTAACACTGATTCTGCCCTAGAAGCCTATGATACTGACGACTATAACGTCGCAAAAGTAATAGCATCTGAAAACTTAACAAAACCTAACGTACAACAAGCTATAGAAATTGCAAGGGTAAAACTCAACATAACACCAGAACGTGCATTAAAGCCAATTGACGATGCGCTAAACGACCCAGACCTAGAAATGAGATTAAAAGGTAGTGATAGAGCCTTAAAGATAATGGGTATAGCAAACAAGGGTGACGGTAGTACCTCTATACAGTTCAATCAGATACAAATAAACCAAAAAGAGTCTTACGACCTATGAAGCCAATAGTAAACTATCTACCATTTATCAGAGATAACTTTACTATCATAGACAAGCGTGGCGAAGAAGTACCATTTACTCCTAACCCAGTACAAGAGCGATACGCTAAAGAGGCAAGTGGTCAAGACATCATCTTAAAAGCACGACAACAGGGGTTTTCTAGTTTGATATTAGCAGTATTCACTACTGATTTTATCTTAAAAGAAAACGCTAGATGTGTAGTTGTTGCTGACATAGAAGAAAACGCACAAGAGTTACTAGATAGGGTGAAGCACTACATTAGAAGCTACGAACAGATAAACAACACCAAAGTACCCCTTAAATATAATTCAAAGTCAGAACTTTACAATCAGGCTACCAACGGCAGATACACAATAGGTACAGCTAAAGCAACAGAGTTTGGTAGAAGTAAAACAATCACGAATCTACACTTATCAGAAGCAGCCTTTTACCCTAATCTCTCCAAGATACTTAAAGGTGCTGGCAACGCTGTAGTTCCTGGTGGTAGATACATCTTAGAAACCACTGCTAATGGGTATAACGACTTCAAGACCTTATGGGATGAAGCTGTGATGGGTAACAAAGAATACTTACCGATATTCTTCCCTGCTAAAGAGTTCTATTCACCCGAAGAACTAGAAGTAAAGCGCAGACAAGCTATTACTGAGGCTGATTACTTACAAGAGTTCCCCGATACCGCTTTAGAGGCATTTCAAACCAGTGGTCAAGTTTATTTCAGCTTAGAAGCCCTTAGAGAGTACGACAGACTAACGAAAGAGCCAATCAATGCCTAAAGATATATCACAGATAGTAGGAATCAAAGACGAGGGTGCGAAAATAATCGGCATTATACCCGAAGAGACCAACAAATTATATGATGCACGATATATTGGCGATGAATTAGTGCCAGTAGACAACCAACCCTCTAACATAAAGGTACACAAAATAGTATGAGCTTCAGACGATACCGGCACTACCAATCAGGCGAGTTCATTATTTGTGCGGCAGATACTTCAAGCGGTGGTGGGGACTTCTCCTGCGCTCAGTTCTTATCCAAATCTAAACTAGATGTACCTACTGTCTATCACTCTAAAGTCACAGCTACCGAGATGACCCCACTTGTCGCTTTAGAGCTGGAGAGAATACACAAAGAGACAGGCGTTAAACCAGTCGTTGCTTACGAAACTAATAACGGTGGTGTATTCGAGCTACAACGCCTTGCAACACTCAATAGAGACGGTCACTGGATAATGTACCTACAAAAGAGTTTAGGCACGACAGACGGGCTAGAAACAACCGAGAAGTATGGTTTTAACACTAACTCAGCAACCCGACCAGCTATCTTACAACTCTTAAAAGAAGCGATTGATAACAAACTTATTAGAATCTATGACAAGCCAACCATATCAGAGATGTTTTCATTCATCATCAAACCGAACGGTAGACCAGAAGCCGAGCAATCAGCCCACGATGATTTAGTTATGAGTCTAGCCATAGCCTGGCAGATGTACCAAACAGAGAACCCTCAAGAAGTACGCAAGGCACGGCACGAAACCACTGGCAACATAGGGAGCTTGTTTTACTAATGCACAAAATAAACCACGCCAACATCAAAGAATGGGCAGCCAATTACAAAGGTGAACTGTTTGACGGTATACTTTGTGACCCTCCTTATGAACTAGGTTTTATGGGAAAGAGTTGGGATTCATCAGGTATAGCCTTTGACGTTGAGATGTGGGCTGACCTCCTTAGAATACTTAAACCCGGTGGACACCTCTTAGCATTCTCAGGCTCAAGAACCTACCACCGTATGGCTTGTGCAATAGAAGATGCAGGGTTTGAGATTAGAAATATGTACCTTTATTTGTATGGAAGTGGGTTTCCGAAATCGTTAAACGTAGGTAAGGCAACTACAAAGATGATAGAAGACCAGCTAAAGAAGCAAGGTGTGGAGAACATAGAATGGAAATAACCTGCGACTACTGCAACAAGCCATACACATACAAAGGCGGTATAGCCCACTATAACCGTACCAAGGGGCATTATTGCTCTGGTTCGTGCCAGAACATGAAACACGGTTTAGCGAAGCGAGGCAATAAAAACAAGCGATACCAGATATGGTGTGATGTAAAGAAAAGGGCTACTAAGAAAGGTAAATGGGAGTTCAAACTAGCCATTGAAGATATACCAGAGATACCAGAATATTGCCCAGTATTAGGTATAAAGATAGAAGCAAGCAAGGTAAATGGTCCGATAGACAGCAGTCCATCACTGGACAGAATAGACGCAACTAAGGGTTATATACCTGGTAATGTTCAGATTATCAGCAATAGAGCTAACAGAATAAAAGCAGACGCAACCTTAGAGGAACTGGAAAAGGTTTATCTATTTGTGAGGGGAACTAAATGAAATCGTACACAGTTGTATTAAGTGGTAAAGAATACGAAATACTGCAAGACAAAGACGGCAAGTTTATCAAGCCAGACTTCGTTAAACAGCTAGAATCGTATGGTACAGATGTAAAGCCTGCACATGAGCCTATATGTGTAGGTAGAAAGCCCCTGGAGAGTACAGTAGCTAACAATGTCTTAAAGCATGGTACTGGTGGATTGAATATAGATGGCTCACGAATTGAGGCAACTAGCGAAAAAGACCTTAAAGAACTCCGAAGTGAAAGACCGAGTTTAACTAAAGCTGGCGACCATACGATTCATAAAACTCTAGCAGGTCATGATAGAAGCGACAGGCAACATGTTACTGGCCGCTTCCCTGCAAACCTTATCCATGACGGCTCTGATGAAGTAGAGGCGGTGTTTCCGCAGACAAAGGGTGAGATACATAACAAACTATCAACAGGCGACAGTATGTTTATGGGTGACGGTGTTGCTGGTAGTAAGCGTGGCTACAGCATTAAAGACTCTGGCTCTGCCTCACGCTTCTTCTTTACTGCAAAACCAGACCTGTATTGCTCTCTTTGTTATGGTATAATGGAAGTATGCGAAAACAATGCCCAGAATGCACAAACGACTTCTCAACTTGGCACTCAAGCCAGCAATACTGCTCAAAACAATGTGGTGGTAAGGCAGGCGCAAGAACCAAAGGACAAGCAACCAAACAAGACCAACAATGCCCACAATGTGGTAAGCAGTTCAGCGAGTACAAGTCAAACAACCGAAAGTACTGCACAGCCGAATGTTACGCAGAATCTAAAAGAACTCCTAGACCTAGCTGCAAAATATGCGGGAATCCAGTGTCTAAAATGTCAAACTTCTATTGCTCAAAGGCTTGTAGTAATGGCGACAGAGAATATGGAGTCACAAGTATGTCAGGGCTTTATTACAGACTACAAAAACTCTACCCAGACAGAGAACCTTGTATCAACTGTGGCGTACTTGGCGAACATAGACATCACCCAGACTACGATAAACCTTACGAAATTGTGTGGCTTTGCGCACCTTGCCACAGGCGAGAACACCAAACAGGTAAACCTAGAAAACAACAAAGGTATCTATCGCCTAAAGTATCAGAGTAAAGCCTCTAAGAGTGAACGAAATGCAGGGCTGGAGGGGTTTGAGGAGAAACAAACAACTGGTGGCGGTGGACTTACAGCAGACTTACGAGAAGATGGTTCACTGGAAACAGCGAGTGCTGGTGGTAAATACGGCTCAATAAAAGCTAAGCAGACTAACCACCACCCCACAGTAAAACCCCTATCTCTTACTAAATACCTAGCTAACCTAATCAAACCACCAACAGGCGGTAGACTACTTGTGCCGTTTTCTGGCTCAGGTTCAGAAATGATTGGCGCACTTCAAGCTGGTTGGGAATATGTTGAGGGCGTAGAACTGACCGAAGAATACATACCGATTGCTGAAGCTCGGATAAAATATTGGACAAACAACATCAAAGTAAATAAAGACGGCACTATATCACCAATAGACGTAACTAAACCATCAAATCTTCAAACTAAGGTCGAACAAATATCACTAATATGAGAAAGAAACTATGAAAATACGCTACGGTAAAGTCTACAAACACATTCAAACAGACAACGGCACAGAAACAGAAGTTGAAACCTACCACAATGGGCAACGTAAAAGTAAAGTTGTGGTAAAAGAAGTTAAAACTATCGCTCGTAACAAGACAGAAATACTATCAGAGTTTGTACGCTTATCTAACGATTACTTTGAAACCTACTCAATCGAAGTCTACCCTACCAAGCTAGGTGACGGCTACTTAGTCATTAAGAGCTGGGAAGAAGAATTGCCAGACTAGACAGTTTATAGTATAATGTAACTAACGTAGATACCACACAAAGGACTCATACGGGAAAGACCTGTACTTTGTGTGTTTTCTTATCTAACAGAGCAAAACTTACAGCAAAACTTCAAAGATTCTGAAAAGGTAATGACGGCTATACACGAGCCGTTAAAAGAGTATGAACGAATTGGACGCAATAAACCGCATCCAAACATAGACAAAGCCTACCCGAAAGTCACTGACGGTACACTCTCTAGTATCGTAAACGAAACCCCAAAAAGGGTAGTACAGCAAATCCCTACTGGAACTGTTGAAACATCAATGGGTGAGTGGTTTGATGTGTTCGCTAGCTGGAAGCTAACCGAAGATATTATCCCACACGCTAATTGCCAAGCTGACGTTATACAGAAGTCATGGCGAGCGATTACTAACTCTCTTACCTATGGCTCATGCCCTGCCTATGTCTACTTTGATAACTACGAGGACTACGAGGGCGGCAACTTCAAAATCCCATATATCACGCACGTCTACCTGCAAAAAGGGAAGATCAGCGACAAAGAATCCAACTTTATCTTCTTAGAGGGCTGGTATCAGGAACTCGATATAGACTTCATTATTGACCGTGAAACTGCTTACAAGAAAGAGAACCCCGACTATAAAGGCGAATGGGATATAAACGCTCTTAAATCAGTTAAAAAAGCCAAAGAAACCAAGAACGACGACCAAAAGACCCCTAGCGAACGAGATACGTCATCACGAGTAGAAGATGATGGTATTCGTATTATTCACGCTTTTCAAAAGGGCAAAGATGCAACGTTTTACTCATTTACTCACGATGGAACGATTGTTAGACGAAAGAAGAACCCAGACCCCAGAGGCGTTATACCGATTCACTTCCTGTACTACAACCTAGACTTATCTAATCCACTTGGCAGGGGCATCATCGAACTGTCAGGTGGTATGCAGAACCTTTTAGACTCACACACACAAGCCTTTCAGTACATGCAAGCTCTTATGTACAACCCACCGCTTAAAAAGCGTGGCAATATACCACAAGGCGGTATCAAGTTTATTCCTAACGCTATATGGGATATGGGCGACTCACCACAGAACGATGTAGAACCTGTATCTATCAACACATCTGCGCTCTCTAACTTCCCACAAACATACGGACTGATTAAGTCTCAAATCCTAAACCTAAACAACTCTCCAGATTCATCAGTAAGTGCTGAAGCTGGCAACCCTGGCTTTAGTAAGACTGATTCAGGCGTAAAGCAAATACAAGCCCGACTAGGTGTATCTGATAACTACATTCAGAAGCAATACGAGGCTTGGTTTGGTGATGTCTGCGAAACCTTACTTAATATTACCTTTGCAGAACTCACTGGTGTACGAGAAGAACAACTAGATTCTAAAACAGCCGACAAACTACGCTCACTTATCCCAGAGGGTAACGAAGTGATTACCTGGATAGACGTTGAAAACTCTGATTCTATCGCTGTTGATTACTCACAACTTGGTCAAGAACCCATCACCTTTACGGTAGACGCTAGTACTTCAAGCGTGAAAGAAAACTCTGAACAGATAGAAAACATCACCGCCTTTATGGAACTGATGCAAGGGCTTGGCGGCTTACCACCTGAAAAGCAAATGAGCTTAGTAAACAGACTGATTGACAAGTTTGGCTTAGAGAACCCCGAAGAAATCAAGTTTAGCCCAGAAGAAATAGAAGCCGTAGCCATGCAAGCCCAACAACAGCAAATGCTTGAAGAACAAATGGCAGGAATGCCACCAGAGCTACCACAAGAGCCTGTAATGCAAGAAATGCCAGAAGATGAACCAACACCCGAAGAATCAGAACTAGCCGTAGAACTCGCTGACAGAGGTTTAAACGAAGAACAAATCGGTCAAGCAATCATTTTAATGCGACAAGGCGTACCCGAAGCTGAAATAGCGCAAGCCTTGATGGGGGGTAGGTAATGGGTGACCTGTTAATGAATGAGGGTAGCTTTTATCAGCCACAAGTACCCGAAGAACGCCAAGAAGCAGAACAAACAGAGAAGTCCTTTTTGCGTGAAGCCTTACCAGTCATGGAAGAACTACTAGAGTGGTTTGATAAACAAGCCAATGAGTGCGACCGCTTATCAGTACTTGATATGGAATCCAAAGTACCTGTTGAATCACAGATTATCGCTTACCGTGAGTTAGCTAATTTGCTACGTGCAAAGAAAGGTGAACTATCAGCCTTGCAGTTCAGTTACAAACGTAAAGCTGAGTAAGTAGTTGCGTTGGGTTGCCTTACCTCCTGTGGCAATCCTACGGAGTCCCTTACTCCCCGTATCGCTAGCGGTAAATATTAAGCAGAGGGTCGCACCCTTAATAAGCAGATAAAGGAGTGGTTATATGTCCGACCTAGAAGATGACATAAACGAGCCAGTTGAAATGGTAGACGAATCTGGAGAAGCGACGGCTGACACAGAAGAAGAAGCCACCGATGAAGCTCAAACCGATACGAACGTAGAAGAAGAGTCGCAAGACGAACCAGACACAGAAGAAGTATCGGAGTCAGAGGAAGAACCAGAGGCACAAGCTGAAGAAGAACCCGACGACGAAGCCATTAAAGCCCACAATGCTCAAATGGCACAAAGGCGAATAGCCGAACGGGAAGCCCGCCGAAAGCAAGAGGCAGAACTTTTACAAGCCCAACGGCAATACGTAGAGGAAGCAGAAAGCGATGCACAGCGCTTAGTAAACGAGCTACACATTGAACGGTACAACCAAGCTGTACAAAACAATGAGAAAGCAATCCTTACTGAGTACGAACGTGTAAAGGCTGACCCAGCCCTACAAATCTTTAACCCAGAATCAAAAGAGTATCGACCAGACTTATTCAATGAGCTGCAAGAGACGTTTGAGAAAGGCTACACACAAGTAGACGAGTGGGGAAATGTTGTAGCGGTAAACGCCTCATTTTACGACAAAGCTAAACAGTGGGGCAACATGTGGAATCGCCAAGCGAAAATAAGCGAAGCCAAAGCCAGTAGTAACTTGAAAAAGTCTATGAGCAAAGCCGAGCCGCAAAGCAACTCCGCACCACGTCCTACTAAAACAAAAGACCCACTTATGGACTTACTCACGTCCGATGACTAGAGAGAAGCCATAGGTGTTAAGAAAGGACTACTATGGCACAGAATTGGGCACAATCCCATCTTGACGTTGTAGACGAACGATACTTTTTAGAAGCTCAGACATCTGACATTATCAACAAAGGTATTCGCCTAGACTTCAACGGCAAAAAATCAGTAACAATTTACGATGTAGACACAGTAGACGAAGTAGACTATGTACGAAACGGTTTTAACCGCTTTGGTGATGTAGTTGAACTCGGAACTGGCGAGCAAACATTTACGCTATCTCAGGACAAGGCTTTCACCTTTACTGTAGACCGTGGAAACCTTAACGACTCTTTGATGGTTCAAGAAGCCAACAAAGCTGTTAAAAGGCAACTCCGTGAAGTAGCTGTACGCAACACAGACATTTACCGCTTTAGCGTGTTAAGTGCATACGCTGTTGCTAACTCACAAGCTGCAACAAACGCATTAGCTTACAACGATGTATACCAAAAAGTTTTGATACAAGCTGCTGCTCTTTATGAAGCAACTTACAAGACTGAGGGCGTACACCTGTTTGTAACTCCTACCACTTACAACCTCTTGAAGCGTGACCCTGAGTTTGTTCGTGACGCTGATACCACTTACAAAGATTTGAAAAAGGGTATCTTAGGCGAAGTAGACGGCATGAAGATTCATCGTGTACCTGCTGCTTTATTGCCAGCAAACACTGGATTTATGATTGTCGCTGACGACGTACTTGTTTCACCTACCAAGATGAACAATGTTCGTGTTCTTACAGACGTACAGGGTATTGACGGTGCTGTTGCAGAGGGACGACGCTACTACGATGCGTTTATCCCAGCAAACAAAGGCGCAGCAATACGATTGCACAAGATAGCGTAGATAGTCTACATCTCTTATAAGGAGAGAATATGCAAGATTTACCAAAAGGACGAGCTGCAGAAACTTATGGCGATGGTCGCAGACCAAACATGCCAGGTGTGTACTTTCACGAAAAAGCAGGTCAATGGATTGAAGCGAAGTCTATCCCACAGGCAGATGCGTTCGTCCGAGTAGGCTACGTTCCAGCCACGAAAGAACATTTACGGTTCATAGAGGCGGAAAAAGAAAAGTTAAAAACTAAGAAAGGATAAGAAATGGCAACACATTTAGTAGGTCATTTAGGCTCTGCAAGCGAAGCCGTAACTGGCAACAAAACGCTTGACGAGGGCGACTGCGGTGTAACTCAAGTAGTTACCGCTAACTCTGTCGTAACGCTACCTGCAACTGTTGTAGGTTATAGCTACAAGATTGTAGTTGGCGAAACTTCAACAGGCGCAGCACCAACTCTATCAGTAAGCCCTGCGGCTGCTGACAAGATTATGGGTGCTGGCTTTACAAGTGCAGACAACAAAGATGCTACACTTGCTAGCCCACAAGTAGGCGACTTCATCGAATTAGTCGGTGACGGCGCAAACGGTTGGGTTGTAGCAGACGCATCTGACGGCTGGACACGAGAAGCGTAGTAACTAGAAGAACAGGGGCGGTGCAAGTCCGCCCCAACCAATATGAATCAACACATTCAAAACATTAAACAGTACAGTGAAGATGCCAAAACCAAGCGAGAGCAGGAATTAAAGCATCGCCAAACCCTTACGCAGCTTTCAGACAACAAACAAGCTGTGTTTACTGCTACTAATGAACTGATAAAGTTTTTATCTAAACAAACTACCAAAACTGAAATAGTCAATCCAGTTAGAACTGTCTTAACCCCAGACGTAGACAAAGTAGTTAGAAGTTTAGAGCATCTTAACCAGTCCGTTAATAGAATAGAGAACACCGACCTTACACCAGTTATAAGAGTGATGGCTGATGTATTAAGTGAACTCAAGACCTTACCTAAAGACATAGAGTTTGAGCAACGAGAAGACATAAAAGTTACAAACCTAGCCGAAGTCACGAGCGTACTTGAAACCCTAGTCAGTGAAATACAGAAACTAGAGCTTGCCCCAAAGATTGAAGTTAAACCAACAGACGTAAAAGTAGAAGCACCTGTTGTAAATGTAGAACAAGATTTTACGACATTAGAAAAAGCCCTCAAAGATGTACTCAAGGCTGTACAGAAAATAGCTATTCCCGAAGTACCCAAGACAGACCTCACTGGCGTAGAAAAAGCCCTTGAGAAACAATCAAAGCAACTTGATAAGTTGTACGACAAACCAGGTCCAACATTTAACACTGACTTACCATTCCAAGACAATGACGGAAACATAAAGCGAGTTACCCTAGTTGGTGGTGCTGTACCGATTACTGGCTCAATCACTGCTTCAGCCTCAACCCTTGCCGACTTCTCAGTAAACGACATAGAAGAAGCGACCACTTCATACTTTGGCTACACAAAACCAGACGGAACATGGTTACTTAAATCACTCACGGATACATCAGTGGGCTATGCAACTGTTTCAAACAATGGAACGGTTACATCGTACACGGATGCGTGGACGAACAGAGCAGCATTAACATTTGAGCGCTTTGACGAGGCGTTCTAAGGAGCTATATGGAAGTAAAGCCATCAGCAAGCAAGGTAGACGTTGCAGTTCGTCTACTTGAAGAAAAGCTAACTCGTGAATATGACATGAGCATAGAAGAACTGCAAAAAAGCACTATAACAATTAAAAACGGTGAAATAACCGTGAAAGGCAAGAAATGAGCTTATCAAACGCAACAGAAACAGCCCTCGCTCAATACATATTTGAGGGTACTAACCCAAGCTGGCACGGAGCAACTCAACTAGACTTGCACCTACACACAGCCGACCCAGGCGAAGCAGGAACATCAGCAACCAGTGAAGCTACTTACACTTCATACGCACTCGTAACTGTGGCTCGCTCAGGCACGGACTGGACAACTTCAGGCAACACCGTAACCAATGACTCACTGATTCAGTTCCCACAATGCACAGGTGGTTCTAACACTTTGACCCACTGGAGCGTAACACCTAACGGTTCAACAACCATCCTAGTTAGTGGCTCAATCACCACACCATTGAACGTATCAACAGGTATTACACCTCAGTTCGCAGCAAGTGACCTCGGAGTGGTATTCGACTAATGATTCAAGGAATCAACCAACTAGTTCAGGCAGAGTTAGACGGCAAAGAACGTCGTTACACTTGGCGTAAGACACCATCACAGGTGACTACGGCTGGACTTTGGTTTGATTTATCTATGAGTCCTGGACGACCAGTACCGAAATACTGGTTTGATGCGCCTCCTGCAATCGCCAAGACTATATCCTACTCACAGGACGGTGGCTTAGAACATGGTGGTGGCGTATCTCCCAGTGAGAAGTATTTAAGACTTACCACAGGCATCGCTACCGCTTCAACAGCTTTACCTTTAACGATGATTCTCTGTGATTATCTTCTGTACTATCCGTCAATTGACGACTCTAACCTTGACCCACAGCCAATGGATAACACGGTTACATTACCGAGATACTCAGACGGTGAGGGCGTACAGGCTATTGCGGTATCTGTCGCTGGTAGAACTGGTGGTGCATCGTTCTACTTTACTTATACGAATCAGGACGGTGTATCGGGCAGGACATCACAGACAGTCGTGGAGAACAGCGCAGCAGCTCTCGGAACGATTGTTACTTCATCAACCGCCACACTAAACGGCAGTGGCAACCCCTTTATCGGTTTACAGGACGGTGACACAGGGATTAGAAGCATAGACTCCGTGCAAATGCTTAGTGCAGATGTTGGACTGTTCACGCTGATTCTCGTTAAGCCACTTGGAACATCAGTAATAAGAGAAATAACAGCCCCAGTAGAGAAAGATTACTTTATGGAATCGGGTGTCATACCACGCATCTATGATGATGCCTACCTCAGTTTTCTTTGTCTACCACAAGGCACATTAGCAGCAACCGCCTTAATGGGCGATATTAAGACAATCTTTACCTGAAAGGAGAGATAACATGGCTGGATTTAGCTCACGAGACCAAATCATACAAGCGCAAACAAACGGGCAAGTATGGCGAGCAGATTGGTCAAAAAACTTCAACCCGACTGCGGCAGCAGTAGCAAACGAGTGGCACACACTCTTCAGAGGCAACGGTAACCCAGGGCCAGATGCAATCTTCGATGCTGGCTCTAACCTTACCTTTCAAGCAGTAAAAGACACCACCACATCAGCTAGCTCAATCCCTCACGGTGGTAACGTACAACCAACTGCTTATAAGTACCTACTTAGTGGGTCAGCAGTAAGCGCAGCAGCTACCGCACAGCCCTCAGTAGTCACGTTAATAGACGTAGTGGGATTTTACCGTGTGACGACTGTTACCACGGCTACAGCGCAATCTACAACCAACACGTTAGGGCAGTCAGACACCTTTACGGCAGATGCAGGAACAGACGTTTGTACTTGGAGTTCAACCGCCAATATTCCGTCTAACATCTTGACTGGTACACGAGTACAACTCACGACCACCACAACCTTGCCAGCAGGACTATCAACGGCTACGAACTACTATGTAATCAAAGTAAGCGACACGACCTTTAAACTGGCTACCTCATACGCCAACGCAGTCGCAGGAACAGCTATCAACATCACCGATGCTGGCACAGGCACTCACACAGTTACATGGTTACTCCCACGCTATACGAACGGTGCAGGGCTTAACGCAATCATCTTTAACCCTGCTGCGACAGCCCTCGGTGCAGCGACTCCTAGCATGACACTTGTTTACACGAACTCATCACAAACAGGTTCACGAACGACCCCAACCGTATTACCAGTCGGAAAGACCGCAGCTTCTAACTCACACATCATCTACACAGGTGCAACTGGTGCA